TATGGGGCTTGGTGGGCACAATCTTTTCCACGAACCAACGTTCCAACATAATGATGGGCTTCAATAAAGAGCCATCCCAATTGGAAACATCAAATTCAACCACATGACCAAGATTCAAATACCTTGAATAATAATTACCCAGTTCCGTAGCACTCGTAGATGAGGCATAGAAATTCAAAGTATCAGAACTGAATAACTCAGCCAAAGCCTTTGACAGACCATAAAACCATGGTCCAAACTGGGAAACAAATCTCAAGGATCTCATAATGATCATCCGGGGTTTGAAATTGTTCCACTCCTTACCAACATAAATCTCATCTTTCACAAACGAACAGACACGAAAGTCTGCAGCATGGAAAAATTGCTGGTATGCTTCGCGAATTTTATCTTCTTTTCGTTTCGGGTAGCGCCTTTTCTTACCAGGGGCCCTCAACCAATAGTCCAAAGACACACTCACCGGCATCAACTCGCCAATGGTTTCTCTGCACCACTTTTCGAAGAAATCGCAAAATTCTCGCACAAACTGAGCATCATACTCACGTTCTGCCATGACTCTAAGTTGAAAGGCGCGGGCAAGGTTATGATCACACTTACAAGGCAACACAATCTGTGCTCCTAGGATCAAAGCTCCATATACATCTATGGCAGCCCTCTTACACACCGGAATCACTCCAGTCACGTTTAACTTACATCTCTCAAACAAAGGTACTTCAACAAATTCTCCAACACATGAACGAATTATCTGTAGCACAGATGCTGTTTTCCAAGGATTCTTTCTTTTCCACTCATTAAAGCACCAACCTTCCTCAACTAACATGATTAGGTACGGTACAAAATAAAATGCAATGCCATTAAACCTTGGCAAGTCTTCCGAAATCACCCAAAATGTAAAGCACATATTAATAATATACCAAACAGGTGGGAAACTCCAGATTTCACTTGTCGCTGCAAGAAACCAACACAACATCACGTGCCAATAAGGCCTACAAATTCCATATGCTGAAAGATTGGCCTTTCGGACCACCTTCAACTTAGAATCACGATGCGCCATGCGATCGTCAAAGTAAGCCTGAGCTCGATTAATGAATTCATCTGTCCCCAAATATTCGGACAACCATGCATCAACATCTTGATCGAAGAAAAACCAGCGTTTAAGCGCTGGCACCATATAGTTCCTCAGCCTTTCTGTACTGAACGAACCACTAGGTGACCAAACCATGAAAAGATATCCATCTATCATATGTTTGATTTTATCCATCGAATTCTGAATGTGATTGATTCCTTCATAACCAAACACCACAGGCGACTCAACGGGAATAACAATCGCGAAAACACCATCTCTTGATTGCATCTGAACTCTGTCACCCTCCATCATTAGCGGATAAATTCCATTTTTCAGTTCCCCCCTAAGTACACCATGTACTTGCACGTGAGTGCCATTGCGGATGTTCCACTTATAATTAGCTGAAACCACCAGTAACGGGTAACTCACGACTATAGCATAACCCTCGGTCACGTTGTCAAAGCCCAGGTCTCCTTCACCTTTAGCTTCGGCCTCGTACTCCCGAATTGAATCTGCCATCTTAGCGGCTCCTTTGCCGCCGTTCTTATTCTTATCCCTCTTCTTCCTTTTCTTATCTTCCTCCCTCCGTTCCTTCTTCCTCGCACCCTTGGACCTCCCACTTCCCTGAGGTCGCCTTGAATCTTTGTGCCCGTGTTGTGCACCATCGCCAGTGCCTGAATCATTTATTACATATTT